AGCCTGAACCATTTCCATTAGTTGGTCCAGATGCTGTGAATTCCAATTTAGCTTCAGCATCTGGAATCTCTATTGGGGAAAAGGTTTTAATAGCAAGTGCATGTCCATCTTTTTTAACACTTGATGATAAGGCACATTTACAATCTTGTAAGGGTGCAATATTACATCTTGATGATTGTGCAGGAATGAAAGATAACCAAGGTTCATTTTTACGGATAGGTGGAGAGGCTTTAGGTATAACGGGATATGTAAACGGTAGAGATGATATGGGACAACAACATCTCGTATATGGAGAAGAACTTACAAATTTAATGGATTCTATTTGTAATTCATTTGTAGAATTGGGTGATGTTATATTGAATTTATCAGCTATTCCAACTGGAGCCGGTCCAAGTGGTCCAGTTAGTGGTGGTCCCCCAAATACAATTGCTGTAGAGGCATGGATAGCCGGAGTAGAAACAATAAGAGCTAGACTCTGTGATATGTTAATGAAACCGGACTAATAATGGCATTGGACAAAAATAAACTTAAAACAGCTTTAGTTGATAATTATAGTAAATTAGCACAAGATGGAGAATCAACACAATCAGATTCAGCTGAAGGAATGGCAACAGCAATAATAGATTTTATGAAAGATGCTGAGATAATACCCATTGGTAGTCCAGCATTTACACCAGCTCCCACACCAATACCAGACCCTTCATCTATAGGTTTAAAGTTAAAGGTAAGTGGAGTTGACGCAGCCAAAGCTCCATTGAAGGCAGCGATAGTAGGTAGTTTTAAAGCACAAGATCCGACAATGACACAAATAACAACGGGTATTGTTTCAGCCACAGCTTTAATGTTAAATTTTGGAACACCAGCTCATTCAGCAATAGGAGCGAGTGTAATGGTAGTTCCACCAATTTTTGCACCATCAACCGCAGTTGGTTTTGGTGGTGGTAGTATAGAAGATGTTTGTAATAGTATGGCAACACTTATCTACGCATCCTTTCTTGCAACAATTTTTACTGGAACGGTTATTAAACCACCAGCTGTGATACCAGGAGTAATTAGTAGTACAATAATATAGAATAGGAGTTATTAAAATGAAGAAACAAGAGTTAATAAAAATAATTGAACTTGTAGTTCGTAAAGAAGTGAAAAAACAGGTGAATGAGATATTTATTAAAGAAGAAAATTCATCTTCACTTACCGAATTAGTTTCATCCCCCACAATAGAAAAAGAGCTTGAAGTATCTGTTAGGAATCAGTATAAAACTAAACCTAACAAGGAAGTAAACTATACGACAAACAAAGCTCTTAACAAAGTGTTAAATGAAACTGTTGGTGGAGTTCCACAGGGGGATGGTAGTGGATACCCAACGATGGGTGGTGGAGTTTATGATACCAGCAAGATAAATGATGTACTTGCAGGAGCTACAGGTTTAGGGAATGGTGGTGTATCAAAGGAAATGAAAAGAGAAATTGGAGCAGTAGAATCTATTAAGAAAGCAGGAGTTTCAGTTGACCAAGTTCCAGACCATGTAACAGATGCATTAACAAGAGATTATTCGGCAGTTATGAAAGCAATTGACAAGAAAAAGAATGGGACAAATTTTCGTCCATAATGGAGTAAACAATGGGTAGAGCACGGAGTGTATTAGAATTAGATTTAGATCCAGATGTAACAATTGGTTTAGGATTACCTATGCGATATGATGATGTTAAGGGATTTTTTCCAGGAACTTCAACAACTCTTTCACAGACAGGAAGCAACATTAGAAATTTACTTTTAACAAATAGGGGTGAGCGAGTTGGCCAACCAAACTTTGGTGGTGATTTACTTTTAACTTTATTTGAACCTATGAGTGATCAACTCATTACTTCAGTTGAGGAGAGGATATCGGAAGCAATGGTAGAATGGTTACCGCATGTAACAGTTAATGAATTAATTGTAGAACAAGATGAATCGGAACCAAACCAATTGAACATTAAACTTGAATTTAGTCTGAGTATGAATCCGGAAATTCATGATGCTGTAAGTTTAAGTTTCCTTACTGGTACATAATTTAGTGGAGAAATAAAATGGCGAGAGTCCAAAAAGAAGTTAGATATATAAATAAAGATTTTGGTGCTTTTAGAGAAGGTTTGATAGAGTTTGCAAAATCTTACTATCCGAATACATATAATGATTTTAATGAATCGTCACCTGGTATGATGTTTATTGAAATGACATCTTATGTTGGTGATGTTCTTTCTTATTATGTAGATTCACAATTTAAAGAAATGTTATTGGCTTATGCAGAAGATAGAAAAACTATTTATGAAATGGCTCAGGTATATGGATATAAACCAAAAATAACTCAACCAGCTTTTACAAATATTGATATTTTCCAAACAGTTCCTGCAACTGGAACAGGAAAATCAGTAAGACCAAATATGAACTATGCTTTGACTATTAATGAAGGTGCACAAGTTACTGCAAAAAATGGTACGATATTTAGAACATTAGAAGATTGTAATTTTAAATATTCAAGTTCATATGATCCTTTATCCATTGATGTATATGAGGTAAACCAAACAACTAAAGTTCCTTCATTTTATCTATTACAAAAAAGTGTAAGAGTACAAAGTGGAAATGTTAAATCAGACACATTCACATTTGGTGCAGCTGAATCATATCCAAGAATAAAATTATCTCAACAGAATATTATAGAGATAATTTCAGTAACAGATAGTGATAACAATGTTTGGTACGAAGTTCCTTATTTGGCACAAAATACCACATTCATAGAAGAAGAAAATACAGCAGCAAATGATCCAAGTTTGGTTCAATATAATGATACAGTTCCATATTTGTTAAAATTAAAAAAGACTCCAAGACGCTTTATTACTTATATTTTACAGGATGGTTCAACAGAATTAAGATTTGGTAGTGGTATATCAGATAGTCCAGATGAAGAAATAGTTCCGAATCCAAATTCAGTTGGATCTACTTTACCTGGAAGTCCAAGCAAACTTGATACATATTTTGATCCAGCAAACTTTTTGAAAACAGAAGCATATGGTCAAGCTCCTTCAAATACAACTCTTACTGTTAAATTTTCTTATGGTGGTGGAATTGATGATAATGTGGCAGCTGATTCAATAATAAACGTAACTGATATTGGATTTACACAAGTTACTACTGGTCTTAATGCATCTTTAGTTAGTTCGACTCAAAATTCGGTGGCAGTAACCAATCCATACCCCGCGACGGGAGGAAAGTCTGCAGAAACAACGATTGAAATTAAAAACAATGCCTTAGCATATTTTCAAGCACAGGGTAGGGTTGTAACTAAAGAAGATTATATTATAAGAACATATGCAATGGGGAGTAAATATGGAGCAGTATCAAAGGCATATATTGTTCAAGATGAACAATTAAATATTCCAAGTATGCAAAAAGAGACTTCCGATGGTTCAAATATTTTTATTGATGAAAGAAATTTAGATCAACTAAAAACTAAAGATATACAATCATCTATTAAAAGACTTCCGAATCCAATGGCATTAAATTTATATACACTTGGGTATACTGAAGATAAAAAACTTACCCAACTTAATGTTGCAGTCAAAGAGAATCTAAAAACTTACCTAAGTCAATACAGATTAGTAACAGATGCAATTAACATTAAAAATGCATGGATTATTAATATTGGAGTTAAATTTGGTTTTATATCACGGAGGGGATTTAATAAAAGTGAAGTAACATTAAGATGTATAGTAAAAATTAAAGAATTTTTTAATATCGATAGGTGGCAAATTAACCAACCAATTGTTATCGCCGAATTGGCAGCAGTAATTTCAAATGTTGAAGGTGTGGGAGCAGTAGTTGCACCAACAGAAAATAATCCACAAAACCATCCTGTATTAATTAGTAATAAATGGCAAGCCGCAGATGGTTATTCTGGAAATGTATATGATATAAATTATGCGACCAAGGACGGGACTATTTATCCTTCTTTGGATCCATCTATATTTGAATTAAAATATCCTGATATAGATATAGAAGGAAGATCAATTGGTGATTCCGCCGGTGTGATTTTTTAAAGGGAGAGTGTAGATGCATTATTTTGAATTTCCAAGCAAAGATAGTACCTTATATGAAGTAAGTTCGAGTATGAATACAAGTCTTGATGAAATACTTGAAGTTAGAAAAGATATGAATGCGGATGGGTCGGTGGTATATACATCTCGGATACTTATAAAGTTTGATTTGTCTTATATTTCTGAATCTGTAGCTTCGGGGTTAATTACATCTGGATCAAACACAAAATTTTATTTAAATTTATATGATGCCAATTCAACTGATTTAAATATATCACAAACTTTATATGGATATCCAGTTA